ATCAAGATTGACATCGTTTCCTCTGATCATCATTAGACCGCTTAGAAATTCCTCTATGAAGCCCCTGGCTAACCATACAACCGCTAATCCAATTAAATACCAAGATGCTTCACCCAATATATCTTTAAAAAATTCTTCATTCACAGACTTATCCTTTTATTCATAGCTTACGCTCACATAAGCCATTGGTGTTGAATTAACAACCAGTTCTGGATTAAAATTCGCACCCTCCGCTACATACTCGCCCCATATCTTTTTTCCGCCTTCTATTTGTATTGGCTGAATACCCGACCATATAACAGAATCTTGAACCATTATATACGCATGGAAGTAAGCGTCATATATGCCTTCTTCTAGCTGGAATATGTAATATGAGAACACTGGCCTCCAGGTGTTGATTCCATCTTGTTCAGCAGTCGCTTGAAAGTAGATAGGTATCTTATTTTCTGCATCAACGATCCTACGCTCAACAGTTAAATATTTATCTTCACACGCTATAAAAGCCAATCCTAAACAACTGAAAACAAGAAGAACTAATATAAACTCTATTATATCCCAGGCTTTTTTCACTTCTTCTTCTTTCTCCAACTTAATGGATTAATATTAAATTCTTTCTCATAGAATCTTACTCGTTCTTCTAGCTTTGCAAACTCTTGTTCTTCATCTTCAATATGCTTAGATAATAATTCTTCAATCTTTCCATTTGCTTCTATCATATTTGTTTCTAATTCAATAAAGCGATTATAGAAATAAAAACCTTCTCCAATTAATCCACTCATAAAAATAAAGATAGCTATAAAACCTTCTTTTTTTATTGGTGCATTTTCCCAATTAATAAAAGAACTTTTAGCCATTATATAAGGCTACTCCACAAAAAGCAGAGTAGCCAAATATCTTACTCTTTAGCTTCTTCTGCTTCTTCTTCTTCATTAAGGGCCTTGCTCAACTGATCTTGCCAATACAACTTTCCACCTTCCATCTCACGATGATTGAAAACAGATTGCTCTAGTTTTCTTTGTAGGTTTAGTATATGGTTATAGGCCTCAATGGCTTTTTCGTTGCCATTAAGATCATCTTCAGTGTACTCTTTGCCATCCATTGATAGTATGACTGGTTTCTTTTCTTTTTTTGCCATTTTATCTCCTTGTTATTGTTTATAGTTTCTTGAAATCTTCGATAGCTGCTGCAATTCCATCACTTTGAGCTTTAGCTCTTGCCATGTCTGCATCGTAACGTTCTTTTTCACTCTCTAATTGAGATAGTGACCATTCACGTTTACTATCATCCATAGCTTCACCAGACTCAGAGTTCCATCGTTTCTGACTCAACGCAATGTATTCACGTTCTTCTTTGGCTTGTGCCGCTCTTACGACTTGACCTTTATCGTCTTTCACTTCTGAAACTGCTTCTTTGATGAGTTGCTTCTCTTTTCCAAAAGAGGCTAGTTTGCTAGATTTCAACGAACTGTATTTACTCCAATCCATTATATTCTCCTGTTATTTTATTTTCCCTCTAAAGCCGCAACTTTAGATTCAAGTGTTTCAATTTTTGCCATAGCTTCTTGTAGTGCTTTAATTGCTTTCATATATAAAACACTATATGAAACTGATTTTATCATATCGCCTTCTTTAAAACTTCCATCACCAGTTCTTGCTTCATTTTCACTTGCTGGATGTTCTTTTATAAGTTTATCCATTCCAGATGCTTCAAGCTCTTGAGCAATAACTCCTATTTGTTCCCAAGCGTTATCACCATATTGATCTACATCTTCATTCTTTTTAAAGTTGCGAACTTTAACCGCCTTAATATCATCCCATTGTGAATTAGCATCTCGTATGCCTTGTTTAATTCTTTTATCTGATATAGAACCATATGCATTATCAGCATTATTAACATCACCATCAGACCATATTTTTAACCTATCAGTACCAGCATCTTCACAAGATAAAAAATATGAAGTATTATCGTCTGGATTTTTTCCTGTAAATTTATATTTTGCTATATAAACATTCCCAGTTGTAGCTCCATTATCCATATGTTGGACTAAATCATTTACATCTGATTGTATTCCGAGTGCTGGTGTCTCTGCTGGAGAGCCAACTTGAATACCGCCAGCATAAACTGTAGCACCACTATCTTGAGCCATATATACTCTTGTAATATTTTCATCACCTATAACAGCATAATTATCACCTTGTCCTGTAGCATTGTCACCAATTACAATTTGATTAGTAGGTGTATTGCTACTTGCTTGAGTTGATGAACCAATAAAGGTACATCTATTTTGATACCCTGTTGCATTGTTACCTGTTGAATTACCATACCACCTACCAGCACTATACCCTACGGCAGTTGTTGCAGTTGCTGTTGCGGCATTCAAACCAGCACCAGCACCTATAAGTGTACAATCATCATTACCGTCATTAGAGTTTAAAGCACCTCCAGCATTTTGCCCTACAGCTGTATTGTTATCTCCTACTGTTACAGCATCTAACGCATAAGCTCCAACTGCGACATTTGAGTTTCCACTTGTAAGAGCCACTAATGCATCTCTTCCAACGGCAACTGTATTATCAGCATTTGAACTATTAAGAGTCTTACCAGCATTATCTCCTATAAGAACAAGACCATCTACATCTTGTGCCGCTTTTCCAGCTTCAGCACCTATAAGAACACAGCTTACACCAGTAGTTAATGCTGCTCCAGCTTCACTTCCCACTGCGGTATTATTACCATCACCATTAACATTCCAAGTTTTTAAAGCATCTCTACCTACAGCAGTATTATGAGATGCGTTTCCAGCGGCAGTTGTCAAGGCATCATAGCCTATAGCTGTATTGTGTGAACCTCCTACAACAGCATCTAATGCGGCATATCCTACCGCCACATTTCCACCACCACTTGTAAGAGCATTTAAAGCATAATATCCGATTGCCGTTGTTCCATCAGCACCATTTGTTGTAGTTCCACTTCCCATAGCGGCATATCCAACCGCTGTAGCATTATCTACATCAGCACTTGCATCACCAGCCCATGCACCAATATATACACTTTTATCTCCAGAAGTTATGTCATCTCCAGCTCGATATCCTACGACTGTATTATAGTCAGCACCAGCAACCGAGCCTGTTCCCATTGCTAAATGCCCGATTGCTACATTATTATCACTTGCATTATCTGATGAAGTATTAAAAGCACTATAACCAAATACTGTATTACCAGTATTACTATCATTATTGGATAGGCTGATGCGAGAGTTGGAGTCGAGAACAAATCTTGAAACTGAATTAGTATAAAACTTTACAGGGTCATCCGAAATATTACCTAATTGCAACTGGTTATTTCCTGTTGCAAAAATAGATTTAGTATTACTTGACTCTAATTTTATTGCGGCACCATTAGTGTCATTTTGATACATATGTAAAAGCTTAGAATTAGCATTCCAATCTGTTGAAGATGGGCTTGTTGTACCTATACCTACATTACCAGCATCATCAATAATCATTTTATCTTCAACAGTTCCACTGCTGTTTCTTACGGCAAATCTCATTTCACCTTGATTAGAACCTTGAGATGTAAATAAAATATATCCTAAATTTCTTTCAGTACCCCCACTATCTTTACCTTGACCCAATAATTTGGGACCGCTTGCTCCAGCACTATATGTTTCTGTCGCATTAAAATATGCTACCATATCACTTGATTCAACGTGAAAAACACCATCTGGCGATGATGTTCCTATACCTACCCTGTCATTTCCACCATCCACAAAGAACATATTAGCATTACCATTTGATTCTATTCTAAAATCATAATCGCCACTATCTTCATTAAATACTACATTCCCAGCATCTTGTGTTAATGTTCCATCAATATCTGTATTATCAAGATTGGCTGTACCATCAACGTCTATACTTCCAGCTAAATCAATATCTCCAGCAAAAGAAGCAGTTGAATTACTATGATTTAATGATAACACATTTTGTACTGTACCTGATGAATTACCATTAAAAAATTGCAAGTTATCAGTTGAATCTTCTCTTGCTCCAATAAACCATCTTTGATTACCACCAGTTTGCACTTCAAACCCAGCGTAATCTGAAGTATCAACTCTATCAACAATAGACCTAATACCTGAACCAGCTGTAGTCATTCTGGCGGCTAAGTCATTATCACCAACCACTATTCCCTGATTGAAATGCCAGGAATCATCATCGTTTTCCCATAAGATAGATTTATCACTATCGCTAGACTTTAATATAATACCGCCACCATCTATTGCTGTATCTGCTCCTTCTGATCCGCTTGGAGAGTGTGCTAATTCGATTAATTTATCGTCTATTTGGAGAGTTGTGCTATTTATGTAGGTAGAAGTACCATTTACAGTTAAATCGCCTCCTATGGTAGTATTTCCGCTTATATCTACTGCACCATTTATATCTATAGTAGTTGCGTTAATTTCTATTTCAGTATCAGATACGAGGTCTAAGACTCCATCTGCTGATTGATATATATAAGTCCCTGTATCACCAAACTGTAATTGATTGGTGCTAGTCATCATTAAAGCATTTGTACTGATCTGGAAACCAAATGTTGTTCCGTTATCTCCATCTTTAATTGATACTAGGGTTGTTGAATTTCCACCGCCATCACGATCTACATGAAGTAATTGTTCATAACTACTGGCAATGGTTTGCCCTGTTAAAGTTGCCATTAAATTTCTCCTGTTTCTTTAAAAACCTTGCAGCTTACCGCCCATAACAGATTTGACATGGCTACAAGTAAATCTTTATACAATATCTTCCCATTTTCTATGTTCTAATTGCCAGGTATCGTTTATTATATTCCATAAATCACGAGCTAACCTAGCAGTTTGCGTTACATGGGAAGCTAATTTTAATCCTAATTTTAACATCAGCCTACATAGGCTATACATTTGCCAGATGCAAGAGTGAAACCACTCCATCGGCCAAAGATAGTCATTCCTTGTGGAAATGTTACGCTATCTATTGCAGCACCACCATTTGAATCAATGATCGTTCCTGTACCAGCATCATCTGGATATAATTGTTCTGTTTCTGCTACTAATCCGCCACTTGCTGAAGCAAATACTGTATCTTCTATAAATTGTATCGCTACAAAGATACCAGTACCAGCCGAACAAGTTACTGCTGTTGTTCCTGTTACCAGGATAGAACCAGCTTGACCAATAGAAAGGTTTTGAGCCTCAACTACTGCATATTGTCTCGACATATTTTCTCCTTAATCGCTTGACGATTCTCTATAAACCATTGCAAGATCACCTGATCCGATTGTTACTGCAGTCCACTTACCATAAATAGTTGTTCCAGATGGAATTTCTACAGATGATAAAGAATCCCATATATCTGTATCTGCGGAGGTAGCACTGACAGTTGTTGTATCGGTATCTAAAGCGGTAATTGCAACATAAGTATGAGCATTAACAGTTGCAGCAGCTACATAATCGCACCCACCAGCCCCTGTTAGAATACCCAACGATTCCATCGCTGGTCTGCTTCTTATATGAGCATTTGCCATTTACTTTTCCTTTTTCTTTGATTTCTTAGGCATTGGATTGCCGTTTTCATCGCATTCTTCAAATCTATCTTTTAAAGATTCTAAATCATGCCTACTTGGATCATATTTTACCATAAATCCGTTTGGTTTTTTAAAATATTTCATTATTCCTCATTTCAAGGGAGGCAGCCGAAGCCGCCCCCCATCATTGATTGGTTAATTATGATACATCACTTAGGATATATACACCAAAAGCATCCTTGATTTCTACTTCTCCCCAAAACCCAGTCATTTGTTTCAGTAGGTTTTTTATCCTACATCCCAAACTTTCGTCTGGGTATCGGCATACTTTTTTATCTCTATTTGAGATAGTGCGAACTCTTGGAAAGATTATATTCTGTATAACAGTTTCACTTTCTATGCTCTGCCCCTGACCTTGATTTTTATCAAAGCCTTCGGTTCGAGTTAGCATATCTTTCGACTTAGCTTTCTCGCTTAATTTCGCACTCATAATAAGCATAATCACTTATGCAAACGCCACTTGTGTAGCAATATATTCAGTTGATCTGAATGATGCGTTTCTTTCGGTTTCGAGTCTAAATAGACCTTCAGGGCCAACAGCTAGTCCAAATGCACCTTTTGAAAAAGCGAATCCAGCAGCATCTCCGCCACTTGATACATCTTCATCAATTTGATCTGACCAATAAACGTCAAATCCAGCAATAGAACCAACATAACCAGCAGCTAATGCTTCTTCACCTTTAGCACCCATAAGTGATAAAGGTTTAGCGTTACTACCAGTTACAGCTGAGTCATGTAGCAAGGAAATCAATCCTTTTGAACCCCATACTTGTTTTGGTGAAAGTACCAAGTTATATGGGAAAGGTGCTCCAGCAGCTCTCATTTGTCTCATTGCACCAAAGCAATGGGAAAGAGCTAAACTTGTTCCAGCACCACATTCAGTTTGTGATAAGGATTTTCCTAATTCTACCAAATCATCATCTAGCTTCGCAGCAACGGCATTTCCGAGTATTTGACCGACATTGCCAGTTAAATCCTCTGCGTTACCCATTCTAGCTAAATCACTTACGTCAGCACGAATAACGTGCTCACTAATAGTTGCACTACGAGCAGCAGTTGTAATTGATGTTACAGTAGAATAATCTGATCCATCTGTTGCAGCTCCTACACTACTTGAAGCAATTTTAGTATAATCTGGAAATTGAACAGTTATTGCACCTTGAACGGCTTGTTTCGCCTGAACCAAAGGATACATTACATTTGAATGATTGAAGGCTATTACAGCATCACCGATAATCTTTCCAAGACCACCTTGTGCTACGCCAGTATCTGTTTCAGCCATAGCTTCAAACTCCTATAGTTTAACCATCCTATCAATATATAAATGTCTCACGATTTATATAATCAAGTAAGGTTTGTTAAATTATTCATAAGGCTTTCTCAATTTACCTTCACCCCAACCACTAAATATTCCAATGCTTCTAGGTTTCTTTCCTTTTTGTATTCTCTCTCCACGTTCTTCATAAATGTCAATATAGTCATCATAACTGACCTTCTTTCCTTTATAAGTACATTCGATGTCATGCCCTCCATTAATCTTGCGATCTTGGAGTTCATTATCAGGATCGAGTTTATCTTTTAGAATATTAGCTGCCATAACCGATCTTTATCTTACCAGATGTTTGAGCGGTGTTTGCTTGTTCATATCCTTTCGGATCAGCAGCAGCCCATTCTTCAAAGGATGTAAATCCACCCATCGCTGACGGTTTAGTGTTGTCTGTTGAGGCTGGTTTTGGCCTCGTTTTCAAACGTTCTACATGAACTTCTAACTTCTCAAGCGGAAGTCCATTATAGATTTCACGATCTTCTTCAGGTAATACAGATAATAACGTATCTCTACGAGTTTCCTGATATTCATCAAAAGCGGCAGCTTTAGAATTAGCCGCATCTAGCTTTGCTTTCATTTCTTTCATAATTGTTTCATATTCACCTTTAGATTCCAACTCTTTGAGTTTTCTATCTTCAGCTTCTTTTTCAATCTTTTGCTTTAAAGCATCTAGTTCATCTCTTAATGTGTTTTTAGCGTCATTGACTTCCTGAAATCGTGCATAAGGAACTCCATCGACTGGCTGTTTTTCTTCGTTGTCAGCATCAACGACTGCCTCTTTAACGTCTTGGCTCTCGACTTGTTGTTCTTCCATTTTTACCTCTTGTTTGAGTTGTCCTTTATCCAATGACAAAGGTTTTTGTTTCATTGGTCGCTTTAATATTGCGATCAATAGTTGCATTGATTTGTTTATCAATAAATCTTTCTATACCTTTTGAAACAGGCTTTCTTTCTGTCGTAACTGTTCTACCCATATCTTCATTCCATTTTACTTTTTCTGCATTTGTTCCTGACCATCCTATAATAACACCATCATTTGTTGCACTTCTTGTTTGTAAGTTTCGCATCATATCACCAGTAAGGGTTAGGTTCGGCTTTGTACTTCTTGAAGATTGTCTTTTAAATCTTCCAGATGCTTTAGCTATTGCATATCCTGATGAATAACCTTTAAAGTTTTTATTATTAACATCTTTACCGCCAACTGTTGTATGCACTCTTATTCTTTCTGCTACTTCATCGCCTAACTTCTTCCAAAAGGATGCTTTTGTTTTAGGTATATCTTTTAATGGTTTAGCCACGTTGAATCTGTTGTGTTTGTATTTCTTTTTTTGTTGCTGTTAATTTCTTGCTTACAGATGTTTCTCTTGCCCAGCGATGCCGACAATTAAAACCTCCACCATCACCAAACGCTCCAGGGTATTGCGTTTCTATTTGTTCCCTTGTTAATGATCCAGCACTTGCCATATCTAAACATATATCTCTTGTCTTATCATCTACTGGGCCTTGATATACATACGTTGCATCAGGTGGATCAAGCTCTGCCATTTCTAGCGTTACGTTTCTTTCAAATGTATTTAATGCAGTATTCGCTAAAGTTTGTGCTTGATCTGCTCTTAATACACCGCCAGAACCTTTTAAAATACCTTCAGCTATACTTGCCTCACTTGCACCAGCTAAGATTCCTCTAGCAACTTCTGTTCGTATTGTGTTTCCCATAATACCAGCTTCTGCTGCAAACTTTGCTCTATCCATTCTAAGTAAAGCAGTCAATGATTCATTTGATACAGCTCCTGTCATTTCCATACCAGCTAACACTCTTTCATAAGACAACATCAGTTTATCTATATCCGCATTAAGGTTTAGGCGGTTTAAGATCATATCTTCCATATCTATTGCTTGAAGTATTAATAGCATTTCATCTTTCGTATATCCTTGTTTCTTCAAGTCAAGTATTTGATTCACCAATTCCCTTTGCACCTTTTCAACTGCTTTAGAAAATTGTATTGCTGCGTTATCTTTTAGATCAGGCAACTGGAGTCCTCAATGCGTCTAGTAATGGAGATCTGGGTTCTTTAGGTGCTTCTTCATTTGTTCCTAATTTCTCAGCTAATTCTTCATCACTTATATCTGGGTTGAAATGACGTATAATATCTTCTTGGTCTATGATACCCATTTCCTTTTTAATCTTTAATACTTCTAATTGTTCTTTTTCTGAGAGTGGATAGTTGACCTCTCCGAAGTCCACGCTATAATCTTCAGATAGATTTTTACCTGTATGTACTTCAATAATTTTTCGATCAATTTCATATCTTGAAGCCTCCCATTCTTTCCATAATGGAATATCGCTTTGTCGTGATTCTAAATTCTCTACATCTTGTATTGCTAATGCGATCCCTGATTGTACTTGTCCAGCATCGCCCCATTTAATCTGCAAGGAATGATTTTGAGCAGTTATAGATAGCATTGCTTTAATTGATTCAATCATTGCTGGAATACTTCCTGTTGGGCTTACATAATTAAACGATGCACCTTCTGGCAGTATAATAGCACGATCTATTCCTGATCTTATTTGTGATTGTGCTTCATGTACTCCACTTATTACTGGTTGGCCCAAAGAAAAGCGAACTCCTAAAGCGATCTCAGTCATAGCAATACCAGCATGAACAGCAGCTCTAGTTACATCAGAAGCATCGCCTTGATTGAATAATCTACTTATAGGTAATATATCATAAGGGTTTGTTCCGTCTCCTCCTGGTATGTTGATTACTTTACCAGCTTGATCATATAAGAAATGCAGACCTTTTTCTCCATCTCTTGATTCTGACCAAAATACAAACTGCCTTCTGTGGCCTATCTTTTCGATTTCATAAGTATATGCAAATGGTTCGGATTCTCCTTGAACATAGTATTCCTTCACGAATGGAAGAATATCATACTCCACTCGCTGCCTTCTTTCATTCCATTTAGAACGTAAATGACAGCCTCCCAACAGCCACGCTATTTCTCCGAACTCTCGCATCTTTGAATTAAGATGATGCGTCATCATTCGATAATCTTCTGATTCTTCTCCACCTATGTAGCGTTTAATTTCATTCTTTAATAAGAGCATTCTAGCTCTTGCAAATCTTGGTACTAATCGCATAGGAAACATTGGTACTTGACTTAGACTTTCGCCAGGAAACCATTGCTCTAAATGCGTATCTAAATTCCTATTGTAATAAAAATCTAAAGCAGTTGCTTTTTCTGCGTTTTCTTTTGCTTGTAAGTTTTCCCTAGCTCTGCGTATTGATTCTAATACTAGCTGCTCACTGTATTCGGGTATTACTACTGTATTAACTGATTTCATGCTTTATACATCCAATTCTCAAAATATTGCGTCAACTGCCTCCCGAAATTCTGTTCTATTTGTCTTTGTAATTCTTGTTCGTGTTTCTTATTTGCCCTATGCCCTATTATCCACATGGTAGTAAATACGACATTTAAGGTCGCACTTAATCCTAGTAAGAACTCTACCATTGAACGGATGTTCCCAACTGTTTAACGATTGGCCACTTATATGCGATTAAATAACTACAGGCATCCAGTGCATGGCTGAGAGAATCGTCTGATCGTTTATCTAATGTACCTGATTTATCTCTTTGGCATTGTTCTAAGTCTTTAATTAAATAAACACATGATGGATCAACTGTCATGCTTATCTTTCCGTTTGCATCTTTTAGCTTACGATTTAAAGCATTCAATCTATCCTTTACTGGAGGGTTTGCTTTCCTGGCTATAATACGAAAGCCGAAATCTCTTAGTATCTGGTGATCTGATTTACCTGTTGTAGATCGTGCCGAACCAGCACTGTCAGGAAATATCGTATTAACTTCTGGCCATCTCTTTTTAATCTCTCTAGCCATTTCTTCTGTGTTAGAGTTAGTAAGTCGTATCTCATCAGCATAATGAATTGTTTGATTTGTATATTCATAGACCTTAACCGCTGTCATCCAATCTACATTGAAGTCCATCCCTACATATACTTTAGGCGATGATTCAGCATCACTCTTTAAATGAATGTTTCTATCGAAGTTATATGCTGCTCTATTCTGTACTGTTTCAAAGGTTGCTTCAAACTCTTGGCTGAAAGACCTAGCATCCATATTCTTTCTAGCTAACTCTATTTCTTCTGCATCTACATAGCCATGCTCTATTGTTTTAAACTGCCAAGACTTCCAATTAGGATCACTACCCTGACCTCTTAAAAATATATCGTGAAAGTGATTATATCCAGAAGGAGTGCCGACAAATAAGGCTCTACCTTTACTGGTTGCTAACATAGGCATAACAATTTCCTCGAATACTTTAGGCTTCATATAAGCGTATTCGTCTAATACTACAGCGTTGCTGCCGTTCATACCTAGCGTTACACCTCTAAGCGAATCTTCATTATCCGCCCCTTTGAGTTCAAATGTCGCTCCATTCAGCGTTATCGACAATTCTGACTCGTTTACCTTTGCTTGTGGATATTTCTTGAAAAAAGTCTTCATCGTGGGCCACATAACTAGTTTCGCTTGGCGGTAAGTTGGAAAAATAACCCAGCGGCGTTCCGTTTGGTGTATTGTTCCATCCAATAACCATATCAACGCCAGAGAGCTTTTTCCCCACCTTCTTCCGCTTACCAGACATAAGTATTTATTCCTTGCATCTAAAATTTCCCTTCTTATTGCATCTATTTCCATTCATCGTTCTATCAACTTGAATGGCTCTAATCTTGTTGTTTGATCAATTCTTTCTAATGCTTTGCCCTCTGTCCTATCAGCGATAAACTGTACCGCCCAAGGTTTGCCTTCTACCGCATATTGAAACACCTTACGCATAACTACTTCCAACTTAGATAATCCATCCATTGTTCCTTCTTCATCGCTTATCTTCTTTAATATATCTGGAATAGATTGCACACCTTTCGGTCTTCCTTTGCCAACTGAAGCTGTATTTCCAGCAACAAATTGCCCTTTATTATTCCGATTACTTCCGTTTTTAATCGGCTTAGGCACTTGCAGCCTCAATTCGTTCTGCCTTGTTTCCTGTGTATTCTTCCCAACGCTTTACTATTACATCGCAGTAATGTGGATCAATCTCCATACCATAGCATTTACGATTAGTTTTTTCACAGGCTATTAGTGTTGATCCAGAGCCAAGAAATGGGTCTAAACATATCTCACCTTTTCCGCAAGAATTGTCCAATGCTTTTATTATTAATTCTACTGGTTTAATAGTTGGATGTTCAAAATGTTTCTCCCTTGATATTTCCCAAACATCATCCTGTTTTCTATCTGAGTACCATCTGCTTTTCTTTCCCTTTTTCCATCCAAAAAAAACAATCTCGTATCTTGAATGATAATGATGTCTTCGCAAAACAAATGAATCTTTAACCCATATTATCAAATGTGGCATCATTCTACAATATTTCTCGAATAGCTTGAAATACAGCGGAACATTAGATGAACCACCACAAAAATAAATAGCACCACCATTTGATAAATGAGCATCAATTAAATCAAAAGAAAATGGAATAAGTGTAAAAGTTAAATCTCCATGTAAAGCATTGCCTCCAGCACCAGTAACATTTACTCCATAAGGTGGATCGGTAAACACCATATCGGCTTTTTTACCATTCATTAGATGTTTACCATCATTTATGTTGGTTGAATCGCCACACAATACCCGATGTTCTCCTAATATCCACATATCGCCAGGCTTTGTAATTGCTTCCTCTACTTCGGGTATTTCGTCATCTTCTATCTTACCTTCAACAAGTTCTGGTTCTTTAAATTGTAAGTCATCATCAGTAAAGCCCCATTCTAATAGATCACTAACATCAAAATAATTAGCCAGGGAATCCCAATCCCACTCACCAGTATTTCTATTTAATCTAATATTTAATTCACGCTCTTTATCAAGCGTTAGGCTTACTTCTACACACGGCACATCTTTAAAGCCTAAATCTTTTGCTACTTTTACTCGCTGATGACCTCCAACAATAATGTTTTTTCGGTCTTTGTGTTTGTTCACTATAACTGGATCAACTAATCCAAATCTTGTAATGGAATCTTTTAGACCTTGATATTGGTCTTTTGTTAATTGGCGAGGGTTGTATTCAGCAAAGATTAATTGCTCAATAGGATATTGCTTTGTAGTAATTTGTCCTTTACTTGACATTTAGATCATAAGGCCCCATAATCGTTTAATGCTTTTCTGTCTTTCGGCAGATTCCACGGCTGCTTTTCCAGCCACTCCGAGTAGGGTAGCATTTAACCCTTCTATATATACAAGGATTTTACTACAAATTGATG